TTCTAAGAGGTTATTTCATCTTGGTGACTTGTCTAAAACTGCAAAGGTTAAAGTTAAAAATGCCAGGAAAAAAAGCTAAGAGCGGAGGCAAAATTTGCCCAGAGGGCAAGGCTTGGGCTAGAAGGACGTTTGACACGTACCCTTCTGCTTACGCTAACTTGGCTGCATCTAAGTATTGCAAAGATCCTAACTACGGTAAGAAATCTAAGGGAGGCAAAAGGAAAGGACGCTAGTGGCTCAACTCAAACAGTGGCTAAAGGAAGACTGGGTAAGGATAGGTACAGACGGATCTATCAAGGGCAAGTGTGGCACTTCTGCTAACAAGAAGATGCCAGACAGATGCCTTCCTAGACGCAAAGCCATAAGCTTAACTAAGGCTGAACGAGCTGCCACTGCAACGAAGAAGAAGAAAGCAGGAGCCAAAGGCAAAACAGTTGTAGCTAACACATCCAAAGCAAAGGTTAAAAGTGGCAATAGATAAGAATAAAATGAAGTGTAACTCACCTCGCAGAGAAGTATCTGGGGGGAAAAAGTTTGTCGTGAAAGCTTGTCAGGGTGGTAAGGAAAAAATTGTACGCTTTGGTGATGCAAACATGAGCATCAAAAAAAGTAACCCAGCACGGAAGAAAAGTTACTGTGCTAGGTCAGGTGGAATTAAGGGTAAGAGTAATAAACTGTCTGCAAACTACTGGAGCAGGAAAGCTTGGAATTGTTAAATGGCTAGATATGACACATATGGACAAGCCGATGATCGGGTTGTAGAAGACTTAGACCAAGGTTTTTCTGGGTTTAACAATAAGCTTAGACCGGATCAACTTTCTTCTGGAATTTTGTCTGTGTCCAATAATGGACGCATGGACATTAACGGAGAGTGGCAACCAAGAAAAGGTATGGATTTATTCTCTGCTCCTTTTTCTGCGGGTGTTTTAAATTTACCATTCAAGTTGTATAACTCGACCAACATCGGTAGTGGTGTTGCATCATTCACTAGGAGCGATCAGACTATTACCGTTAATTTTAATTCAGCCCACAATATAACAAACAGCACCGGAGTAAACATTAGCGGGTTGACATTTTCTGGTAGTGTCGATCCAAACGGAAATTTTATTGCTACAGTTGTAGATTCAGATACAATAACTTACACCGTAACAGCATTAGCAGAAACTCCAGGTGGAACTATGGTGGTTAAGGGGATGAGGCTTATTGATAGTGCCTCAAACTTTATAGAGGCGTCTTGTGAATTTTCAGACCCAAACAACGGAGCAACATCATACATTGCCATTGTCGGCACTAATAAAACCGTATTGGTAAAAACTTCAGACAGTGGATCAACAACAGTAACTCTTACATATCCATCTGGAGAAACGGTTCCAAATGGAAGTAATGTTGTTCAAGCATTCAATAAGTTGTTTATATTCCGAAAGGGAAAAATATCTTTACAGTGGGATGGGGACATTAGTACGACCACCTTTGCTTTAGTTTCTAATGGAGCATATACTCAACCTACACCTATATCTATTACTGATCTTGATTTTGCATCAGGTATAGCAACGGCTACAGTTTCTAGCACCAGTTCTTTGTTGGTTGGTGATCTTCTTACGGTAACTACTGCTGGTAGTTCTGGTTACGCTATTGGTGAAACTGTTCGGGTTAGATCAATAAGCAGCTCGACTGTATTTACTTTTGTTACGGACAAGGCTAATGCTACGAACAAAACTGCTACTGTTGAAAAGCGCACATCTATTGGGCTAGGGTTTAGCCATATGCCAGCTCCAGAGTTTGGTGTACCACACCAACGCAGGTTGGTTGTTCCATATCAGTTTGATATTACTGGTTCTTCTGGATCTGCCACAATCACAGACAGAAACATTTTAGACGAAGCAATTTTTTCAGACATACTTGACCAAAACACTTACGATAGGGTTTACGGACAGTTTAGATTTAATGCTGGAGAGTCTGATTTTATTGTAGGCTTTCACTCTTTTTCTGATGACCAACTAGTAGTTTTTAACCGAAACAGTGTTCACACAGTAAAGAACAGTTTAGATTTAGGAAGCAGCATATCTCAAGTTATTACCAGCGACATAGGATGTTTAGCTAGAGACAGCATACAACAGATAGGAAACAAGCTTATGTTCCTATCCGACAATGGAGTGTATGCACTGGACTTCGTTGACCTCTACAATCTAAGAGGCCAAGATGTCCCACTTTCTTCTCCCATCCAAGGAACCATTTCAAGAATAAACAAGGATCATGCGGACAAATCTGTTTCTGCTTATTTTGATAACAGGTATTACATTGCTGTCCCCCTAGACGATTCTACTACAAACAACGCTCTTCTTGTTTACAATTTTCTAAACAAACAATGGGAGTCCCTAGACTCCATAAATGACTCAAACTGGCAGTATACATACCTATTGGTGGGTGGTTCGGGCGACCAAAGAGGTGTTTATGCAATCAACCGAAATGGTGGAGTCCACAAGTACGAATCGCGATCAGATGACTCAGATCGTTACGTTGCTGCAATTGGATCTTCATCTAGCTCTATTCTGGTGGCAGCTTCAGCAACAAGCAGGATGTTTACGATTGGGTCCATAGATCGCAAAAAGTGGAACAACTTTGAACTTCATATCCAATCTTCTGAAAACAATGTCTCTGATGGAAATTTGGAAGCAATAACAGAGAATATTGATGCTATTATAGATCTTGGAACAATTTCAAACATAAACGGGGAAGAGCTTGCCATTGATGAAGATGTGTCTCTTCGCGGAAGATTTGGCAACAAGAGGGCCTACGGTTTACAATTTAAATTAACGACAACAAAAGGGCGACCTAGACTAAGAGCATTAAAGGTGGCGGGAGCTATAACCTTTAGAAGCACACAAAAAGCAGAATAATGGCTATTTTAAGCAAAGGAACTACATATTCAGATGGTGATCAAGTAACGTCTACCAATCTCAATGCACTTGTAGATAGTGCAACATTTGCATCTGGTGCTGTTGATGACTCAACGACTCAGCTTTCTAGTGGAAAAATTATTGTAAAGGATCTTGGGATTGCTACTGGTAAGCTTGCAGCAAGTGCAGTGACCACTGCGAAAATTGCAAATAGTAACGTTACGAAAGCCAAGATAGAAAACGTAGCCAACCTTAAGGTTCTTGGTAATGTTTCTGGTAGTGCTGCAGCACCTGCCGAGGTGGCAATATTAGACGAGGATAACATGGCCTCTAACTCTGCTACGTCATTAGCCACCCAGCAAAGCATCAAGGCTTACGCTGATTCAAAGGTAAATGGCACAGGGGCTGGATCGTTTACTACGCTGGCAGCTTCTGGCGATGTTACGTTTGATACTACTACTCTTAAGGTTGACTCATCTAACAACCGAGTAGGTGTTGGGACCGCATCTCCCGCAGTACCACTAGATGTAAACGGCCAAGCTAGGGTGGTTGGAAATTTATTTGTGGGAACAGATGACACTACGCCCAATGGAATGATTGAGGTGTACGGTGGTGGGGGTGGACAAAACGAAGGTGGAGAAATTAGACTCCGCACTGCGGCTGATTTTGATAGCACGTACAACCATTATTTTATAGATGCTTACCAAGACGATCTAAGAATAGGCAGAGAGGGTGGTGCAGACATTACGTTAACCTCCTCTGGCAACGTCGGCATCGGCACTACGTCGCCTTCTAGCCCATTAACGATAGCTGGGGATGCAGAAATTAATGTTTCTGGTGCTTCAAATAGTAGCAAGGCCATTGTAATAAATAGCAGCGGAGACAATTTTGAGTCCGATGGTGGCATGATAAGGCTTCTTCACCCAAGCGATGGAGGTGGTGCTTTGACGGGTGGATTCTTTATGAAGTTTAATGCCAATGGTGCTGACAAACTTACGGTTAAAGGTAATGGCGATCTAGCTATTGCTGGAGCGTTGTCCAAGGGATCTGGTTCATTTAAAATTCCTCACCCACTAGAATCTAAGAAAGATACTCACAACCTTGTTCACTCCTTCTTAGAAGGGCCACAAGCTGATCTGCTTTACAGAGGTCGTGTTGACTTAGTTGATGGTGTTGCCTCTATAAACATTGACGTAGCTTCAGACATGACGGACGGAACATTTGTTGTTCTTTGCCGTGACATTCAAAGTTTTACTACTAACGAGTCTGGGTGGACTGCTGTACGCTCTAGTGTGGATGGGAACATCCTTACTATTGAAGCTCAGGACAACACTTGCACAGATTCTATTAGCTGGATGGTTGTTGGTGAACGTCAAGACGATCACATGATGGACACTGATTGGACTGACGAAAACGGTAAGGTTATTGTTGAGCCATTAATACCAGAGCCAGAAGAAGAATGATAACTACTGAATAATCATAGATATGGCTAACGGAGATACAGATCAAAATCCAGGTGAAGAGGATCGGCAGAGATATGATTTATATAGCGAGGAGGATGAGCAAGAAATATTCGATAGAATGGAGGAGCTTGCTTTGGCTGGAGAATTGGATGACGATAGCTATAGGGCTCTTCTTGCTGATTATAATCTTACTCCAGACGATTTTACTCCCCCTGAAAATGTTGGAGGTTTATATGATGATGGGTACGATCTTGGACAAACAGAACCACCTCCTGCTGATCCAGGTAGTTTTGATGATTCAGATCCTCTTTTTAATGCTGGCCGAAGGGCATTGTCTAGTCTTCCTGGAATTTTAGGCCAAATGGCTGGTAGAGCTTCTGAGCTTAGCTCTAATGCTGGAGGCTATGAGGACGTAGATGGAGATGGTGGATCGGGCAGCATCTATACACCAACTACAACGACCGTTTCAGAAGATCCAATGGTTACTGGTGGAGGAACTCCCGTAGAGCTAAACCCAGACGGAACTCCTGTAACAACTCCTTCTGGTAGTATCTATGATGTTTCTGGAACTACACAAACTAATCCTACTCCAGGTGGAGGAGGTGGATCTGTAGAATTTGAGGTTTCTCCTGGTGTATACATAGCAATTCCAGAAGGTACAATAGGGTTAGCTACTGAGTTGTTACAAAGAGGTGTTCCAATAGCAAATCTTTTAAATGAAATTAACAAAGAAAAAAACTTAAATGTTTCAGAAGTAAACAATACAATAGTACCAGACCCTAATACA